GGCAATAGAATAAGCCTGAATCATACGGGCTTGTTCCTTTGTAACCTACAACGTAGTATTGTTTAGCAGCTACGTTTGCAGCATATGGATCAACATATACTTTAAACTTACCGTTAAGTACACCTGCAAAAGTATTGCCTGTGTCATCTACGTTTAAGTTAGTGTTTAATGCTGGAGCGTAATCTAGTACACCAGACATTTGGAGAGCAGAAGCAACATCTGCTGAGCAGATTATAATGTTACCTTTACCTCTTCTTGTTTGTTGTCCGATTGCGTTAGCATCTCTTTCCAGTTGGAAAAGAAGTCCTTTGAACTTCTCTACTGACCAACGACCATTTGAATCTGTGTCAAGGTCGAAGATACCTGCTGTAGTTGTATTAACTTGAGCACCTGATTTAGCGTGACCATAGACTGTTCTTACAACTTCTCTATTGATCTCTGCCAAGATTTCACTTGATAGAATATTTGCTAATTCAGTTTCAGCGTCTAAACCGTGGATTGCTTTTAAGTCTTGAGCAAGTTCCATAGTGTATTCTGCTTTTAGTGCTCTTGATTTAGCAGTAACAGTAACTTTGTCGATTGAGAAAGCCATTTCAGCGAACTCATCAGTTCCGTCACCAAGTGTTTCTGCTTGAGCAGTAGTCATACCAGAACCAGTTGTGTAAGTTCCAGCAGATGGGCTGTCGTTTAATACAGCTGGGTTAGTTCCTGACTGTGCGTCTGGTGAACCAGTATCGCCAGCAGCATCTCTAGCTGAGAAGTCAGAATCCGCTTCGTTAAATAAAGCTTCTGTACCACCTTGTGTACTAAATCTGCTTTTCATAGCGAAGATAAGTCCAGTTGGACCAGTCATCGGTTGAACGCCACAGATATCATACGCAATTAGGTTAGGCATTGCTCTTCTAACTAGCGAGATTAGTACTGGATCCCAGTTATCAACAGAAGAACCAGTAGCGTTTGCTGGAGCTGCTTCAGAAATGAATGCTCTATCTTCACGGACTGCCTTCTCTTGGTTTTCTAGGATTACAGTAGTCACAGCTCTTTTATAACCATCTTCGATTTTTGGCAAATCTGGATGCTCTAAAACTGGCTGCCACTTTTCTTGTAAATTTTCAGTAAGATACATTTTTTATCTCTCCTAATTATTTGCGTTTATAGTTGTTATCATATTAAATCTTTACAGACTTAACATTTTTTGAAATGGCAGCAGTGTATGCAGCCATAGCATCCGTTCCTACTTCAACAGTAGGTTCGTTTGCCGCCACAGAATCAACTGAATCCTCAGTTGTTTCCAATTTTGTTTTTGGGAAGTAGGATTCTTTTACAGTTTCTAACTTCTCTTTGAATTTATCAGCACTATCGTACTCAATGTTTTCTGCCATTGCTTCAAACTTTTCTTTTTCTGTATCTGCTAAATCAGCAGTCACATCTGCAAGAACGCTTGCTTTGTCGGATTCAGAAACTTTTTTAGATAATTCAACATTTTTTTCAATCTGTTCATTTAACTTTGATTCTAAATCTTCCTTTTGAGCAGTTAAGTCATCAAGCACATTGTACTTTTCTTCTGGAACATCAATATAATGTTCTTTGAAAAGAGTTTTAAGTCCAGTAATGAAATCTTCAGCAATCTCGGTACGAATACCTCTCTCTACTGCTAATTCATTTTCTTTCATCCATTCTTCAACAACATAGTTTAGATATGAGTCCACTTTTTCGACCATAGCTTCTTTTACTGTTTCAGTTTCTTTTGAAAGTTTTTCGTCATACTGAGCCTCAAGTATCTTTACCTGTTCTTTTATTCTTGTCTTAACAGCAGTTTCAAAAATTGTCGCAGCCTTTTCTTTGAATTCCTCAGAAAGGTCAGCGTCAGTTGAAACTAGTGCCTTAACATCATCAGATAGGTCAATATTCATTTCAGAAGTTTCTTCTTTATCTTCAGCAATTTCTTCTTCGCCTTCGATTTCAGCTTCTTCTTCTTTCATGTCCGCTGGCTTATTATCTTTCGGTAATGAAGCGTCATTAGCGTCTTTATTAACCTGGTCTGATACTTTAGATACCTTTTTCGTAGCGTCTGGGTTTTTGTCAGTTGGTTTAACAACTGCTGAACCTAGATCCTCTGCGTCATTTTTAAGGTGAGTTGGTTCTGATTTCATACCAGATTTTGCTGGAGCACTTGGGTCGCCCTTTGTGTCAAGCTCTTCTGCCATGTTCTTCTCAACTTCTTGTGTTACTTCGGTTTCAGACATTCGGTCTCTCCTTAACATTTAAAATTAAATTTAATTTTCTTGTTGATAATATTTATACATATTACCATTTTGAAACCTGCGCTTTTTGGTATTTTTGCGTAGGTTTCTTACTTTAGTTTAGATAAAAAATTCTCAAAGACTTGTGCTTTAACTTGTGCTAATTCACTTCTTTTTGTTTTCTCTATCTGTTCTTTGTACGCTTCAACTGATTTTGCTTTTAATACACCGTTGTCCCATACCCATTCTTTACCTTCCATAATACCTTCTACGAAAGCATCAGGTGCTGATGGGTCTGCAACGATATCAGCAGCAGTTGCAAGATAAAAGTCTTTACCGACTACATTTCTTCCGTTCATGCGGTCGATTGAACCCATACCTCTACTAGATACACCTAATTGAGCACCTTCGTCAATTAAATTTTTAACGATTTTACCATAAGGGGTATCCATTACTTTAGCCTCACCTATGAAGTTTTTACCTTCTGGTTTCAAACTAGTAATCATGTGTGAAACTCTTTCGAGGTTCACAGTTGGTCCGTCAGGATGTCCTAACTCACCAAAAGCTCTTTTCTTATCTATAAATTCTGTGGTATATCTTTTCACTTCTTTTGCAAGTGTTTCGACTGGATAAACTCTACCATTACGGTTTTTAATATCAGCCTGCATAAAGACACCACGAATTTTGTAGTCTTTTTTCCCGTTCTTTTCTTCGGTTAAGACTTCAATTTTTTCAATTGTTTCTGTAATTAGTTTCATCTCTCCACCTTTTCTTTATTATAGATTTTATCTACAATCTCTTTTCTTAATTCTTCTTTTTTAATACCATACTTTTCAGCAAATGCTTCTTTTAATTTATCAGCAATTTCTGTCTTTCTTTTTGTTCCAACAATTCTCTCAAGGATTTGTCTGGAATAATCTTTCTTCTTTTTTGCCATTATCTTATTTCTAATATAATTGTGTAGTTATCGCCTGACACAAATCCTTTTGTAGATAATAGTATATCGCCTGCAGGTGATGTATTTGCTTCAAGTGTTGCATTATTTGGAATACTATTACCACCTGTAAAGTAATCATGGAATCCAGTACCTGAGAAAAATCCTATTGTTGCATTAGCAGCATTTGCGCCACTACCTGCAAATAATAATTCAACTCCTGATTTACCATTTGTTGTATTTACTGACCAATATATTTTTGCAATCTTTTTAGTTGCATCTTCGGTCATAAAATTTAAAGCACTAGCGTCAGCTTTAGTTACAAGCGTTTCACCTGTACCATCACTTATGTTAGTCATCTTAATTACAGTTTTAGTTCCTACTGTATCGACTATCGTTTGTGTTGTAACTACATCAGCCATTAATCAAATCTCCTAAATTCTGTTACTAACAAATAACTCTCTACGTTAGAGTCCGTTGTTAATTTTATTTGTTTATCCTTACCAAACATAAGTTGGTTAGGTCTTAATCCATATTTGCCCTTTTCTGTTATAGACAAATCTGAACTTTCACTAGAAGCAGAAAACTTTAAAGTTCCTGTACCTTCTATTTGATAAAAACACTCAATCAATCCTACCTTGGATTCATTAGTACCTTCAGTTAGTTTTTCAGCGTCAACTACAATTTGATCTGTTTCGTTGCCAATGCCTTTCGAAGTGATAATAACTTTATCACCTTTAACATCAGCAACAGTTGTATTTGTAATTGCCATATAACATTAAGCAGTAAAGTTATTATCTTTTCTTAACTCTATAATAACACTACCAGATGTACCAAAAGCACTTAACTCTAAATCACCTGAGGTTGCTGTTGTATTTGTTGCATTGTTAGTAATCTTACCAGCAGTACCATCATAGTGACCTGTACCAGCAAGTTGAATTGCTGTTGTATCAGACGAAGCACCTTTAAATTGTATCTGTACATGACCTGTATTGTCATCAGCAGTACCTTGTACTAACTGCCACCATATTCTAGTGATATCTAGTTTTGCCCCATTAGCATGTCCTGATAAACCACTTGCGTCAAGTATGTTTGAGTTAGCAGTAGCT